CGATTTAAAGATAATTTTTGGTAATAAAGAATTGGGTACATATTATCCAAAAGTTAAAGATAGGATTCAATATGCTCAAGATGGTGTTAATAAGGTTGCAAGAATTATTAGTATAAATACATCAAGAGGAGACAATCCTATTTTGCACACAGTCATAGCGAGGCCACAATAATGGCTAGAAATAAAAATGAACTTCCAGATTTAGCTAAAGAAGTTAATAGATATACAGCGACCGTTATAAATAAAGGTGTTTTACCTATAGCAGAAGAAGTAATTAAAGAATTACAATTTAAAGGTCCATCTTGGACAGGATTATATTCAAATTCTTGGCAGATAGAAGTATCAGGAAAAAAATCAACAGGCACTCGTAGACCTGGAGAACCAAAGCCAGTAAAAGCTCCTAAATTAGATGTTAAATCTATTAGATCAGGAAGATCTTCTAGAGATACTGTTGAATTAAAAATTACTAATTTAGCCAGGAGTAGAGTTTATGCTCAAGATGAAAAAGAAGGAAGATTTAGAAGAGGAAAAGTTGGAAATAAAATTATTGGAAATGAACCTAAGACCTCATCAGGTAAATCTAAATTTGAGCAAAGTGGGTCAGGAAGAACAGGTGTTACGAAAAGAGGATCTATTGGAGGAGGAAACCCTGGAGTTTTATCAGGCAGAACAGCACCTTTAGATTGGTTTAAAACTTACAAAGATGGAGGGTTCTTACAACAAACAATTAAACTTGAACTTAATAAGGGAATTAAAAAAGCTAAAGGTAAAAAATTAAAATGAATTATCAAGGAATCAGAGCAAAATTTGAAACTCCAATTAAAACAGCTTATGCAGCTTTATCTCCTGCCGTTCCAGTATTTTTTGATAATTTTGGTGATGTAACTTCTGATGCTGATAGTGAATTTGTCTATGTAAATATTCAATTTGGAGTTACAACAGAGGTTGGATTAACTTCTTCATTAGATAATGTTCGAGGGATTATTACTGTTAGAACGTTTGCAGAGAAAGATAAAGGACCAGCTAGAAGTCAAACTCTTATTGATACAGCTTTTACTTCATTAGAAACTATAAATAATACTGGCAAGCCTAATAGTGGTATTTATGTAAGAACTGGAGAGATTACTGGCCCTAGTTTTGATACCGATAGACCATTCTTTGTTTCATTATTAGAAACAAATTTTCAAGCCACAGTAATTTCTTGAATCTTCAGGAGCTTTATTTTATTCTCCTGCTGGTACAAGCTCAACTCAAATCGCTGCCTCTGACTTTCCTGCTGGATCAGGTGGAGATACAACAAATATACAAGTTGGTACACAGTTAGGTTTTCAAGTTGGAGATGCAGTAACCCTTACATATCCATCTGGAGCGACAACAACAAATGCTATTGCTGCTGGTGCAAAATTTGTAAAAACTTATGACTCTGCATCTGGAGAGCTTACTTTATCTGCAACTAATGGTGGAGCAGCTTTAACAGCTTCCGCAGCACCTTCAGGCTTTGGATCTAACTTTGCAAGTATTGTTTTTACAGCACCAGAAGTTGTAGGAAACGTAAGAGAGTGGAGTTTTGAAATTACAAGAGCAGAAATTGATGTTACTGAGATTGGTCAGACATTGACTGGCACTGTTCCATTTAGAACATTTATCTCTGGATTTGCTGATGGTAGCGGTTCTGCAAGTGTTTATTCAACAGATGATGACACAAACTTAGCTACAAGATTAGTAAAAGACGTTCTACAACGTGTTCAAACTGGTGCGAAGGTAAAACTCTATATTGACCGTGTTCTTTCTGGTGGTAGCGTTGATGATACTAAGAGTAGATCAATTTTAGCTGATATTATTCTTACATCTGCAAGTTTCAACGTAAACCCAGATGACGGACAGTTAGTAGAGATTGCCTTTAGACCAAGCTCCGCACCTGTATTTGATTTATCTAAGTCATAAATTAAATTTTTATAACTTAACAAACCTCAGATTAACTGGGGTTTTTTTATGTTTTGCATTAGAATATCAGTATATTAAATTTATTTATGGCAAGTAATTTAACAGCATTACAGCGTTTACAAAAGGCAGCAAACCTTGAACCGAAAAAGAAAGAAGTTACATTATCTGATGGTTCTATCTTTGAAATGTATGTGAGCCCATTAACAATGGCAGAACGTGATAGAGCACAAAGACAATCAAAAGATGATACAAATAGTTTTGCTTTACAACTTCTAATAAATAAAGCTTTAGATGAAAATGGTCAAAGATTATTTAAAGCTGGAGAAATAGATATTCTTAAAAATGAAGTAAAAGATAGTGATTTACAATCTTTGATGTTAGCTGTAATTAATAGTGAGGAAGATACAATCGACCCAAAAGACTAACGGCTGAGTTAAAAAAAGATAATTTTATGATGTTACAATTTGGTGTTGCAAAGGAATTAGGAAAGAGTTTGGCAGAGGTAAGAGGTATGACGGTAGATGAAATAATTGGTTGGAGTTGTTATTTTCAAATAATTAACGAAGAACAAGAAAAAGCATTTGAAAAAGCAAAACGTAGGAGATAAGCTAAAATAAAGTAACCTTTTGTTTTATAAGTCGTGGCAACAAGAGCAGATATAGAAGTAAATGTAAAAGGCTTAAAAAAAGTACAGGAATTATCAAAACTTTTAGACAAAGTTAGTGGAAAGGTAAATCAACTAAATCAAAGAGGTGGTACTAAAACAGGTGGTAAAGCAGAAGGTTTAGATAGAACAAAACAATTAACTTCTCAAAGTAATGTTTTAAATAAAATTGAAAGAACAAGAGATAGAATAAATCAATTAGATGTTAAAGGCACAAGACTAGCTGCTATAAAAGGTAGATTAACTAGAGCCGAAAAAGCAGTTAAAAGAGGTGATTTAGATGCAGCAAAACAGATTCTTGCAGCGTCAGAAAAACGTATAACAATTCTTAGTCGTGAATCTAATGCGAACAAGAAAAAATTAAAAGATTTACAAGATCAGACAAAAGAGTTAGAAAGACAAAACAAAGCAATAGAAGAAGCTGGTCGTAAGATAAGAAGAAGAAGAATTGCTGATAAGAGAAGAGTAACTGAAGAATCACCAGGATTTAGACTTGCACAGTTTAGAAGAAACAGAACAGCACAAGACAAAAGAATTAGAAGAGATGCTCTATCTAGTGCAGCTATTGGTGGTGCGTTTCCTTTGTTATTTGGGCAAGGCCCATTAGCTGCTGCTGGAGGTGCTGCTGGTGGATTTGCTGGAGGAATTTTAGGAGGTCAAGCTGGATTCGCATTATCTCTTGTTGGTACTCAGATAGGTTCAGCTATATCGCAGCTTGTTAGTGGTACTGCTGAATTAGGAAAAGCTTTAGGACCATTTACACAAGATGTTCAAGCAGTAACGACAGCATTAGGTTTACAGGGTTCAGTTCAAGAAGAACGAATTAGACAGATAGAGAGAACGCAAGGTAAGACAGCAGCTTTTAATGCTGCAATGAAAATTATGGGTGGTCGTATCACTCAAGACGGTGTAGATAAATTAAAAAGATTTGGTGAAAATACTAGATTATTAGGAGCACAGTTTACTATAGCTATTACTAAATTACAGGCTTTTACTGCTGGTATTGGAAATTTTGTCATAAAGATCTTAGGTTTAGAGAAGAAATTAAGAGAAGCTGCCAATATTAATATAGTTAGGGATTTTGCAGCCACGGGGGATACACAAGCAAAGGATTTAGTTACTAGAAGAAAAGCATTAGATGATTTTGGTTCAAATGTAACAGGTAGTAGAAAAAGATTTATAAAAAGAGATAGAAAGGTTATTGAAGATCAGTTAGTTGCTGATGAGCAGGAGTTTGCAACAAAGAAAAAAATTAATATCGAAACTCAGAATCTTATTACGAAATCAAAGACTCTTGTTGAGCAAAAGAAAGAAGAAGATGATATAAACCAGCGATCTTTAAAATTAATTAAAGGAGGAATGAATAAAGAGTTAGCTAAATCAATAGCTAGTCTTGAACGTCAATTTGATTTAGATCAAAAAATATTAGAATTAAAAGCACTACAAGCTGAAGAAAATTTTAGAAGTGCTGTTGAAAATGGAAAAGATAAAGAAACACAAGAAAATTTAAAAGATATTCTTCAACAGTCCACTGTAGAGCTTGGTAATCATAATAAACTACGAGCGGAGGGAGTTGATCTTACAAAAAAATTATTTACTGAGACAGATAAAGTAGCGGAAGCTTTTAAACAAGTTGGCGTAGCAATAGGTAAGGATATTAAAGAAGGTATTAAGGGATTAATCAAAGGAACATCTACCTTGTCTGATCTTCTTAATAATGTTGCTGATAAGTTTTTAGATGTAGCACTTAATCAAGCACTATTTGGGGATATTCTTGGTGCAGGAGGTAAAAAAGGTGGTGGTTTATTAGGATTTTTAGGTTTTGCAGATGGTGGCAGACCTCCTGTTAACAGACCCTCAATAGTAGGAGAGAAAGGCCCAGAATTATTCGTTCCAAGATCATCAGGTAACATAATCCCAAATAATAAACTTGGAGGTGGCAATAATACAAGTGTTGTTGTTAATGTGGACGCATCAGGTTCAGATGTTCAAGGTGATGAAGCAGCAGCTCAAACAACAAAGACCTGGAGGTTTACTTTCAAGATAATGGCTACTTTTCCTAGTTACAATCCACAATATTCTGCTACAAAACGTAGTGCTCCGATACAACGTATTACTCAGTTTGGAGATGGTTATCAACAAAGAACAACCTTTGGTTTGAATCAAGATCCGAAAGTTTGGAACTTAACTTTTAATGTAAAAGACTCTGATGCTGATGTCATAGAAACATTTTTAGAAAATGAAGCTAAAAACGGTACTTCCTTTGATTGGTCGCCACCTGATGAAACTACAAGCTATAAATGGATATGCAGAAGTTTTAGTAGAGAAATGTTTGATATAGATAGAAATAGAGTTACAGCAAGTTTTGAACAAGTATTTGAACCATAATGGCAATACCAGTTTCAGTATTACAGTCAACAAGCCCTGGATCTGTTATTGAATTATTTTCTATTCAATTAAATACAGCATTACATGGTGCTAATACTTTGTATCGTTTTCATAATGGTGCAAACCTAAATGCAAATGGAGAAGTTGTTTGGGCTGGTAACTCATATCTAAGATTTCCTATTGACTGTTCAGGTTTTGAATTTGGATCTACAGGTACTTTACCTAGACCAAAAATATCAATAAGTAATATCTTTGGAACGATTACAGCCATAATGCAGGATGTTAATGAAACTACTGTAGGAAATGATTTAAACGGAGCAACATTTACAAGAATTAGAACTCTTGCTCGATATTTAGATGCTGCAAATTTTACAGGAGGTACAAATCCTTTTGGTACACCAGACCCTACAGCAGAGTTTCCACAGGAGATTTATTTCTTGGATCGTAAAGTAACCGAGACAAGAGATATAGTTACATGGGAAGCTCAATCTGCTCTTGACTTAGTAAATGTGAAGCTACCACAAAGAATTGCTACTAAGGATATTTTTCCTGGTATTGGAGCATTTTTAGGATTTTAAAATGAGTTGGAAAGATATTGCATTACAACACGCACAGAAAGATTCACCACAGGAAGCTTGTGGCCTATTGACTATCTATAAGGGAAAAGAGAAATATTATCCCTGTAAAAATATTGCTGAAGAACAGGGTAATTACTTTATTTTAGATCCTGATGATTGGATGAAAGCTGAAGATGAAGGTGAAGTTATAGCGGTCATACACAGTCATCCGAACCATCCACCATATCCCAGTGAAGCTGATTTAGCCAGTTGCGAGTATTTAGATTTACCTTTTTATATTGTCACTCCAGAAACAAAACAATGGCATTATTTTAAACCTTCTGGTTATAAGAAAGGATTGATTGGTAGAGAATGGGTTTGGGGAGTCCAAGATTGTTGGAGCTTGATACATGATTGGTATGAAGAAAAAAGAAATATTAAATTAAAACATTGGGATAGACCAAAAAGCCCAAAAGAATTTTCAAAGAATCCATTATTTGAACATGGTTTACCTTTAACTGGTTTTGTTGAACTAGAAGATACGGTAGATTTAGAAGAGGGTGATGTTCTTCTTATGGACACAACAAACACAGGTAAATTAGATCATGTGGCTTTGTATTTAGGAAATCAAACTATTTTTCAACATTGTGTGAAAAGACTTAGCTGTAGAGAACTTTACGATCAAGACCATATAGACTGTACGAAGAAGAGGTATCGCTATGCTCAGTAAAATAAAAGTTTACGGTAGATTGGCTCGATTCTTGGGAGAGCGTACCTTTGAAGCAGAAATATCATCTCCTACAGACGCTTTTAGATTTTTACTGGCAAATTTTCCTAGTTTAGAATCTCACATGATGGAGCAGAATTATTGTGTAAAAGTAGGAGATTATGAGATTAATGAGACTGAGTTAGACATTCCTACAGGAAGTCAGGAAATAAAAATCGTACCAGTAATTATGGGAGCGAAAGAAGGTTTTAGAAGATTCTTATTGGGAGCAGTTTTGATTGGTGTTGCGGTGTTTGCTCCAGCAGCAGGAGTAGGCTTAGGAAGTGCTAAAGGTACTTTACTGTTTGGAACTACTGGTGGAGGTGCGTTAGCAGCAGCAGCAGGAAATTTGGGTATTTACTTAGCATTATCAGGAATATCGCAAATGATAACTCCTACGGAAGATGTTGGTGCGGATTCTGACGATCCATCTAGTTTTACATTTAATGGAGTACAAAATACGATAAGGGCTGGTGTTGCTATACCTGTTGTATACGGTGAAATATTTACTGGATCGCTTGTTGTATCAGGCGGTATTGATACAGACGATTACTCAGGATAATTATGTTTAAAATACCTGAAATACATTTTGGAGCAGGACGAAAAGAGATTCAACTAAACCCTTTCAAGTGGATTGGTGGTGGTGGTGGTACAGCAGTTATAAATTTAGCTGCTCTTCAAAGTAGGCAAGCCATTAACCTTATTGAAGTCATAAGTGAAGGAGAAATTGAGGGTTTTCCATCAGCAGCAGGATTAACAAAAGGAACTGATGCTTATTCTCAGGCAGCTTTAAAAGATATATTTTTAGATAAAACACCAATTATAAGGCCAAGTGCAGATCCTAATAACATACAAACTGCTGATTTTAATTTTCAAAGAATAAAATTTGAACCACGATTTGGAACGTCTGATCAAACCCATATAAAGGCTATCAGTGAGATTGAAAATGAAGTAGCTGTAGGAGTAAAGGTAACTAACGCATTACCAGTTACAAGAACTGTAACTGATTCTAATATTGATGCTATTAGAGTCACAATTCGTTTTGATGCTCTTGTCAATATTAATGAAAAGGATGGAAAAAATTTAGGTGCTCAGGTTGATGTATTTATAGAAATAACTGAAAACGATGGCACTGTGTCTCGTTTTGATAAAAATCAAGGAGGAAAAACATTAATTCAACCTGGTGGTCTTTTTGGTTTAATTCCTACTCAGGTGTCTGAGTTTACAATTAGAGGTAAGTCAAGAAGTGCATATAGTAGAGACTTTGTAATTCCAATCAAAGATAACGCTTCTTTTCCCATACAAGTAAAGGTTGGTAGGCTTACTGCTGATAGTACAAGTGAAAGAAAAACAGATACGTTTTCATGGACATCTTTGACAACAATAATAGATGAACGAAGAGCTTATCCAGATATAGCTCATTTGTATTTACGTCTTGATGCAGAACAGTTTGCTAGTGTTCCTCAAAGAATGTATAGGATTCGTGGAGTAAAAATAAAAATTCCACATAATGCAACAGTAGATCAGACTAATGGAAGATTAATTTATAGCGGTACTTTTAATGGAACTCTTACGACTACAACTCATTGGTGTTCCGATCCAGCTTGGATTTTATTTAACTTATTAACAGAGTCTCGCTATGGGCTAGGAGAACATATTACTGAGGCTCAACTTGATAAATACGCTTTTTATAGTGCTTCTGTTTATTCTTCTGAATTAGTTGATGATGGAGATGGCGGTCAAGAACCCAGATTTAGTTGTAATGTAGTTCTTCAAAAAAGAGGAGATGCTTTTAAAACTGTAATGGCTCTCAGTTCTGTTATGAGAGGTATGACATTTTGGAGTGCAGGATCTCTGACACTAACTCAAGATAGACCTACAGATCCCAGTTATCTTTTTAATCTGTCAAATGTAACAGCCGAAGGATTTATTTATTCTGGAACGAGTTTAAAAACAAGATCCACTGTTGTATCTGTGTCTTACTTTGACATGGAAAATCAGGAGTTAAACTTTGAAACTGTTGAAGATACTACCGCCAAAAATAAATACGGAATTATTCATAAAAAGATTACAGGTTTTGCGACTACATCAAGAAATCAAGCCAGAAGATTAGGACGATTTGTTCTTTTTGAGGAACAAAATTCTACTGAAACCATTAGTTTTGCAACAGGATTAGCGGAGGGTGTAATTGTTAGGCCAGGACAGGTTATTGAAGTAAGTGATCCAGTAAGAGCAGGGCTTAGAAGAGGAGGCAGAATTAGT